AACTGGGAGATCGGCACGGGAACCTATACGGCCAGTGGCACGACGCTTTCGCGCACGGTGAACGAGAGTTCCAACGCTGATGCCGCGATCACGCTTTCTGGCAATGCTGTGGTCTACGTCACGGCTGCCGCTGCTGACATCGTTGACGGGCAGACAAACTCGTTGACCCCGTTCAGAACTCTGCTGGGCTTTGAGGCTGGCCTGAACACCACCGGAACGGACAACACGTTCATCGGCTATCAGGCTGGCAAAGCGAACACGAGCGGGACCGACAATACGGCGGTTGGCTATCAGGCCGGGACAGCCTTGACCACGGGTTCGAACAACGTCGCCATCGGAAGCGGGGCATTGGATGCCGCCACTACGGGCAGTCGCAACATCGCCATCGGCCTTGATGCGATAGGTTCTGGCGTAGCCACAGCCGCTACAGCCGACAACATCGCCATTGGCTATCAATCCGGTAACGCACTTACGTCAGGGACTGGCAATGCATTAGTTGGGGCAAATACCGGGCTTTCTGTGACCACAGCATCTGGCAACGCTGTTCTTGGTAATTCCGCAGGCGACGCTTTGACCACGGGCTCTCAAAACGTCGCCATCGGTCCGTCTGCTTTGGGAGCCGCAACAACGGGCGGTAGAAACATTGCAATCGGCGGCACTGCTATGGGGACAGGTGTAGCAACCGCGGCCCTTGGACAAAATATCGCCGTTGGTTACGGGGCAGGAGATGCAGTCACATCTGGAACAAACAACATCTTCATAGGGACCACAGCAGGTGCAGCGATAACCACCTCGACGCAAAGCATTGCCATCGGCGCTGGTGCGCTTGATGCCGCTTCTACTGGGGGTAGAAATATCGCCATTGGTAATGACGCTATGGGCGTAGGGGTGGCGACTGACGCCGCCGGATACAACGTAGTCATTGGTATACAAGCAGGGCAAGATATTACGTCGGCGACGGGGAACGTCCTTAGTGGGTATCAAGCTGGATTTGACCTTACCACGGGTTCCAACAACGTCGCCATGGGTCGCGGCGCTCTTGATGCAGCCACCACGGGTGGCCGTAACATCGCCATTGGTCAGGATGCGATGGGTTCTGGCGTAGCTACTGCTGCTTCTGGTGACAACATCGCCATCGGGTATCAGGCAGGCTTCGCCATCACCTCTGGCACGGACAACATCTTCATCGGAGAAACCGCTGGTGATGCCACAACCACAGGTGCCAACCAGATCGTCATCGGCCAAGGCGCAGACGCATCCTCTGCCACAGTTTCCAACGAGATCACGCTCGGCAACAGCAGCATCACGAACTTCCGCGTCCCCGGCGTCGGCCTTCAGTTTGACACGACGGACGGCCTTATCGTTCCCAAGACGATCACTGCGGCGGGGACGACGGGCGCTCAGACGATCAACAAGACGGCTGGCTCTGTGAACTTCGCTGCGGCTGCAACCAGCCTCGTCGTGACCAACAGCTTTGTGGATGCCAACTCGGTCATCATCGCGACTGTCGCGACCAACGACACTACCATGAAATCCGTCTTGGTGGTCGCAGGAACAGGGTCTTTCACCATCCACGCCAACGCTGCGGCTACGGCTGAAACTCGCGTCAACTGGTTCGTTGTCAACTGAGGTTACACATGACATACAACCCCACCCCCGAAGAGATCGCCAAGCACTACTCGGCCTGCCTCGACAGCGTGATGGTCATCAATGACGCCATTGCCAATCCGGGCCGCTATGCGGGAGATGATACGGTAATCCAGCGCAACGTCAGCCATCTCGAAGGCATGAAGCGAGCGACGTTCTGGACGACCGAGGATATGGCTCCTATTGACGCAGCTATTGCAGCGGGGAACGCAGCACTCTCGCAGGAGTAATAAATGCTTGGCTTCCATCCTCTCGCCTCTGCCCCGCTTGGCGATGATGGGGCACTAGCCCTTCCTGTAAACATTAATGCTCCTGCTGCTGATATCGCGCTAGCCGCTCAGGCACCTGTTATCCGCACGGGAGCATCTGTAACTGTCCCTGCCGCAGATATTGCGATTGCTGCTCAGGCCCCTGCGATCAGTGCTGGTAAATCAGTCTCTGTGCCTGCTGTTGATATAGCACTTGCTGCTGAAGCACCTGCTGTCTCCATAACAATCCAAGTCATTGTCCCTGCCGCAGACATTGCTATTGCTGCGAATGCTCCTGCGGTCAATGCTGGCAAAAATATTTCTGTTCCCGCCGCAGATATTTCCATTGCGGGTGTGGCACCAAATATCAGTGCAGGCAAAAGTGTCTTTGCCCCTGCTGCTGACATCGCCATAGCGCCAGAACCTCCGTTTATAGCCGCTGGAAAATCTGTTGCTGTTCCTGCTGCTGACATTTCAATAAACCCTCTTGCCCCTCAAGTTCAAACGGGTGCGAGTGTCTCTGTTCCAGCCGCTGATTTCGCTGTTGCCGCCCAAGCACCGAATGTTGCTTCTGGTAAGCGAATTGATGTCCCTGAAAAAGACACAGTTCTTGCTGCTATTGCGCCGAGCGTGTCTACTGGTGCAAGAGTTGACATTCCTGCTGCTAATACCCAAATAGCAGGACAAACACCTGTTATCGCTGCTGGGAAATCTCTACAAATCCCGAGCGTTGATTTCAGTGTAGCTGTAATTGCACCATTTGTTGCTTCTGGAAAATCTGTAACCGTTCCAGCAGTAAACATCAGCTTGGCTGCATTTCAACCGCAAATCTTTACAGGGGCTTCTGTCCAACCTCCTGCTGCAAATCTGAATATCTCGCCCATAGCGCCTCAGATCAATGCTGGCAAAACAATCAAGCCACCTACAAGTGTGACGGTTTTGGCTGGTTTGGTTCCAAGAGGTATCGGGTATGTAAGCCAAAGAAGAACGGTTTCGATTACTTCAGACACAACTACAATCGTCATTCTGCAAGAAGTCTTTAATCAGAGCAGCATCTCTAACAAGCAAAACAACACGGTTTTGGTCGGAACACCAAATAGTGCTGATTTGACAGGAACACCAAACGGAGTAGTGATAGATGGCCTTTACAATCAAGCAGTCTGATACTTCTCCCTCGGTTCAAGCAACTCTTAAAGATTCCAACGGGACCGCTGTCAATATCAACGGAGCCTCTGTTCGCTTTCATATGAAAGCAGTTGGCGGCGCTGTAGTAATTGATGAACCCATGACTATTGTCAATGCTGCTGGTGGAATTGTCAAATATGACTGGCAATCCGGTGACACTGACACTGCCGGGACTTACTACGCTGAGTTTGAAGTGACTTATTCTGATCTAAGTGTAGAGACCTTCCCCAACAATACCAACGAGACGATCCTTATCATCCCTCAACTCAATTAAGAATCATACAAAGGAAATGAGTTATGATTAACCTCTGGAACAAAGTTCTTCGCAATGCCAAGGTTCGGGACGGCATGACTGTCCTCTCGTCGGGCACTGAAGGTTTCAAGTTTTCGACCTACACGACTTCGGTTACGGTTGCTAACGGCGCGACGACTGGCAAAGAAGCTGCCATCGGTATGCCCGTCAACTTCATTCCTATGGCTGTCAGCGTGACTGTCACGACTGCTGCTACCAACGCTGTCAACCTGAATGACATTGGCGATGATGCTGATACCGATTCGTATGTTGATGGTGCTTCGATTGCTGTCAACAGCATTGGCTACAAAGGCATCTTCGGTTGTAACGGCGTCCGTGGCATGGGTCCGGGCACGACGACTTCGACGGGCGCTACGACCACGGCTGATGAGGTCGAGATCGTCCTGTCGGCTGATCCGGGTGCCACTGGTGCCACTGTGCGTCTGGTCTTCATCGGTATCGAAGCTGATTCGTAATTCCCATGCCATATGCAGCCAATTCCGATCTCCCTAAAGCAGTAAGGGACAAACTGTCGGCCAAGCAGCAAAGCGTCTTCAGGAACGTCTTCAATTCTGTCTACGAAGATACTCAGGATGAAGGTCGGGCTATGGCTGCTGCATGGTCTCGCTCCAAACAAGTCGAGAAGGTCGATATGCAGACCCTCAGGGACAAGGCAGCGGAGCATAACAAGGAACATGGCGATAAAGGTAGGGTTACTGCTGCTACTCTTCGCCAAGTCTATAACAGGGGCGTTGGGGCCTATAGGACCAATCCTGAGAGTGTCCGTCCCAACGTCTCTTCGCCTGAACAGTGGGCTATGGCCCGAGTGAACAACTTCCTTCGTGCTATCAGGAATGGAAAGTTTCGCTCTGGTAAGCATGACACTGATCTTCTGCCTGAAGGGCATCCTATGGCTACCAAAGGCGTAGAGAAAGCGGAATATCAGGGAAAGAAAGTTCCTCTGGATAAGCCTTTCCGCCTTCCCTCTGGTTCAACGAAGAAGTTTGGTGTTTACGTCAAGGATGGCGATAAGGTCAAGCGAGTAACCTTCGGTGATCCCAACATGGAAATCCGTAGGGATGATCCCGAAGCTAGAGCCAACTTCCGTTCTCGGCATAGCTGCGATACAGCAAAAGACAAGACCTCTGCAAGATACTGGTCCTGTCGTATGTGGGAGGCTGGGACTTCTGTGACTGATCTTACCAAAGCCAGTATCCAAGGGCAAATCCTCAAAGCAGATGATGAACAACGCATTGTCTGGGGATGGGCCTCCGTTATCACCGAAGACGGTGTTCCTGTTGTAGACACCCAAGGTGATGTCATCCGACCTGAGACGTTGATGAAAGCTGCCACTGAGTTCATGCTTTCTACTCGGGTCACTAAAGAAATGCACATGGGCGGAAAAGTAGGGGAGTTCATCCACTCTCTTCCTTTGACCAAAGAGATTGGTGAAGCCCTTGGCATCCAGAGTAACCGCGAAGGCTGGATCGTCGCTTGTAAAGTGTATGATGATGCAGTCTGGCAAAAGGTGAAATCTGGAGAACTACGAGCCTTCAGTATTGGGGGCCGTGCAAAGCGGGAGAAAATTGATGAATGAACTCCTTGATCTGGAACTTGACGAGGTGTCGCTGGTAGATTCTCCTGCCAACAAATCGGCAACCGTCGCTCTGTTCAAAAGGGAAACCCCAATGGAAGACGAACTCCAAACTGAAGACGAACTCCTCAAAGCCTATAACGACAAAGAGATGGGCAAAGAGGATGACATGATGGACGACGATATGGAAGACGATGAAGAAGAGATGATGGGCAACAAGAAGCCCGCTCGCAAGTCTTACAAGGCTGAATGCGAACTTCTGAAGTCTGAAGTCGAAGCCCTCAAGGCTCAGATCGAAGAACTCTCCAAGAAGGATGAGGCTGTCGAGAAGGCTGATGAGATGATCGAGATTGACGGGGAAAAGGTCTCCAAGTCTGCTATCCCTGCCCCGGTCCTTAAGAAACTAGAAGAGGTCGAGAAAGCCCGCGCGGCTGAAGAACTCCGCAAACGTGCCGACGAGGTGCTGCCCAATTTCAAGGGGACGGCTGACCAACGCGGTAAACTGCTGAAGTCGATTGGTGATGACCAAGAACTTCTCGAAATGCTTCGTGCAGCCGACAAACTCTTTGAAGGGATGATGTCGGAAGTTGGTAAATCGGATGCCAACGGAGATTTTGGTTCTGCTCAAGCGAAACTCGAAGCTATGGCTAAAGCCTATTCGGCTGAAAAAGGTATGACCTACCAACAGGGTTATGCCGCCGTTATCAAAACCGCAGAAGGTAAAGCCCTTCTCAAAGAAACCTACAAGAAGTAACAGGAGTCATTAAAATGGCATTCACGGAAAATATGCAGACCCGCACCTACATCTCGGGTTCTGTGATTACGCAGTTCACCTTCGTCACGCTTGCTGCTGACGGCCAAGTTGACAAGACGGGCGATGGCCTTCGCACTGATGGTGTTGCTCTCTTCGGCGCTACGGGCGCTAACCAAGCCATCCCGGTCGCTTACGATGGTCGTGTGACTGTCCTCTGCGGCGGAACCTTCTCGCGCGGCGATGATGTCGCGTCGGATGCTGACGGCAAAGCGGTTTCGGCTGCTTCTTCGGACGTTATCCTTGGCTATGCTCTTGAGGATGGCGCTTCGGGTCGCATCGTGACCATCGAACTGTCGCGCGCTGAGAAAACGGCCTAATCTAGTTAAGTAAAGGAATACAAAGATGGCTATGCTCACTCCGGGTTCGGTCCATATCGACCAGCCGCTTACCAATATTACGATTGCGTTCCTGCAAAACTCTACGTCGTTTATCGCGGATCGCGTGTTCCCCAATGTTCCGGTGTCGAAGAAGACCGACAAATACTACAAGTATGACCGCGAGCACTTCAACCGCACGGGCCAAGTGCAAGAGCGCGCTCCCCGCACGATGTCGCCCCGTGTTGGCATGGCTGTCTCGAATGATAGCTATACCGCGAAGGTCTACTCGATCTCGACGGACTTTGACTTCGAGACCCTCGCCAACGAAGATGCCGCTCTCGACATCCGTGCCGCTGGCGCTCAGATGCTGACGCATCAACTCCTGATCGACCGTGAGATCAAGTGGGCTGACAACTACTTCAAAGCCTCGGTCTGGTCGACGGACTACACGGGCGTTTCGGGCACCCCGACGACGGGCCAAGTCAAGCAGTGGTCGGACTACACGGCCTCGACGCCCATCGTTGACGTTACGACGGCGATGCGGACGGTCCAACTCAAGTCGGGCGGTTTCAAGCCGAATGTCATGGTTGTTGGCAAAGAAGTGCGTGATGTGCTCGTCAATCACCCGGACATCCTTGACCGTCTGAATGGCGGTGCGACCGTCACGAACACGGCTCTCGTCACGGATGCCAAGCTGGCTGAAATCTTTGGCGTGGAAGAATTCCTCGTCATGGAAGCGGTTCAGAACACGGCGAAAGAGGGTAACACCGAATCGAACTCGTTCATCGGTGGCAAGGCTGCGGCTCTCTACTATCGTCCGCGCTCGGCTGGCCTGATGGTTCCCTCGGCTGGTTACACCTTCACTTGGAACGAACTTGAGAATGCTTCGGGCTACGGCATCGACATTCGTTCGTATACGGGTGACTTCCTCCGCGTTCAGGGCATTGCCGAAATGCTCGAAGCCAACATGGCGTATGCTCATAAAGTCGTTGCTCCCGAAA